TAGAAACTTTTTTTACACCCTTAGCAATGCCACGTATCCCAAAACCCAAAGCAGGCATTAAAACAGCGCCCCCAATGGTATTCATCCAAAAGTCCTCAGCAGTATAAGGGGTTAAATCTTCTCGAGCAGCAGCGGCAACAATTCCCTCAGTCGCAACACCCTCAACCAAGCCAGCCGTGACATCCCTTGCAGCAGTAGCACCAACACCAGCTTCACCTAGAAACTGAGTACCGCGACCTACAAAACCAGCAGCACCACTCCGAGCTGCCATAGCACCTATTCGTGCAGAACTCGCAGCTCTTATTAAAGCGGCCTCAGCTCCGATTGCAGTCCCAACACTTAATGGATCCATCACCCCATATAAAAGGCCAGTGCCAAATGAAAGGCCAGTCTGCATCCAATCATTAGGACCTAAACTAATCTTTTGTTCCATTTCTCTTCTTAGGGCCTGCCTACCTGCAATGATCTTTGCAACACTTGGTTTTTTAGGCTCTTGAAATGGCTCAGGCATATCAGGATACATAGTGTTTAACTCTTCAACGCCAATCTCTGCACGTTCGTCACTATGCTCTGCGCGTTTTAGTTCTAAATATCTAAGGCCAGAAAAAAAAGGTGATTCTGTATAAGCCAAATCAGCCACAGAAGATAAAGCCTCAGTTCTTGAAATAGAGGGCATAATCTCTGCATTTGGCAAAGCTCCCCTTTGATCATTGTCATTCCAAGAAAAAGGATCATTTATTTTTTTTGGCATTCACTTCATTCCTTTTAAACAATTTATCAAAGAAACCTCTAGATGCCTCAGCCTGGAAAATATCAGGAGTATTGTGCATATCTACTAAATCAAACCGTATAGACTCCTTATTAGAGTCCTGAACTGCCACAATGCGACCAGTTGCAGATGACCGCGTTTTAAGAATCATAGACCTTTGATCAGAACCTAAATCCCAAAAAGAGTTTTTCTCTAAATCATCATGAAACATCTCAGTTATTTCAGCAGTACTTTTATCAACGAATAGATTTTTATAATCAGCAGGTATTGGAATGTCAGCTTGAGAAAAATAATCACTCTCAGAGTGTGACTCAACAAATGTATCAATCACATCTTCATCCATTTTCACATAACCATTATCACCATCATTTACCGCCCTAGGGATAACAGATGAAACAGGGCCAGAATCGACAACGTAGTAATTATTTTCAAAAACTGTAGCCACAGCCTTTTCAACAGCATTAGATGCATTCTCACCAGTTGAGATTAATTTCTTAGCCTCAATATTTACCTGATTAGATATGCCAGCTACAAATGCAGAACGTGAAGGGTCTGAGGCTCTTAAAGCTCCAGACAGCCTCATGAACTCAGAGTTAGATGCCATTTCAGTTGGTAAATTAGATTTCTGTGACTTGTATTCCTGGTTGTTTTTGATGATTTCATCAAATTCAGGTTCTCGCCTGATATTATCTATGATGTTTGCCCTAGATGCAGGATTAGGCAAACCAGCTACTAGTAAATAATCAGACTTCATTTTTCCATCAGCTACCATTTGTGAAATTACTGCGCCTGAATGTTTACCAAACTTTTGACTTACCTGTTCTAAAGCTAAAGCAGCATCCTCAGGAGTGGCATTTTCAACAGACTGGACAAAGAAATTAATCCTTGATTTTGGTATAGGTCTAATATTTCTTACACCTAACTCTTTTTGTTTCATCATGGTTGAATCAACCAGAGCCTCACCATCTAAGGCCTCTTGTTGTTTTGCAACACCTGGATAATTATCTAATATATATTGAGCTCCATCTGATTCTCGTGATTTCATATGGCGCATTTGTTGTTGTGCAATCGCTGCACCTGCCCTAGACCTTTGGGCTTCATTAAAGTTACCAGGCAAAGAGCCAACAATATCTTTTGGACTTTTCCACTCAGATACAGGCTGTTGTGACATCTCATTAAACACTGGGGAGATTGTTTTTGCTATTTTAACAGCGTCTTGGAGCCTCTTCTTTTCTTCAGGCTTAAAACCAGATGTATCAATTTTAGCCTCTAAAGCACCGATAGACGTATGATCTAAATTGCCATTTAAGGCAGCAGCAAAAGCATCTGATGTTTGTCTGCGAACCTCAGCATTACCCTCATTTTTTTTGGACTCTAAACCACGATTATACCTCTTAAGTAATTGAGCCTTTTGTTTAGGCTCTAAATCATTTGTGATTTTACCCTCAGCCTCATTATCTTTTAACAGGGCAATTGCCTCACCATAACGACCTTGAGCTTCAAGACCATCTAAAACACCCATAGCTAACTTGTTGTTATTTCTGGTTAAGGCCTCTTTTGCAACAGTCTCACCAAAAACATCAACATCAGTCTCGAAATCTTCTTTTAATTGTATTTGTAAATCTCGAGCCTTCACATAATTAGGATTATCTAAAAGAGCATTTGCTGAGGCATCAACAGTTTGTTGTTTTGACTCAAAAAAGTATTTTGCTTTTTCTGTATTCTGGTAATTCTCAGCATCAATCTGTGATTTTGTAAATAATGGCAACGCTCTTTGCTCATACATTGTTTTTGCTTCATCTGAAGGCGCTGCCTTAACTCCTGCCTTCATTCTCTCATCTGTAAACTCACGCATTTTAAGAGCATATGTCTCAGGATTTGCGCCCTCTTCTTGCTTTAAATCTTGTTCAAAACGAGAGGTTTCTGCAAAATCTGACATATAAGATTTAAAGGCATAGTCAGTGTCATTTGCCCTCTTTCTTTTCTTCATGATGTCTATTGTGAAATCTGTAACCTGACCAGCGGCCTTAGCGATTGCAGAATTAACCATACCAGCACCATCTGAACCAATACGATTGTCAGCTACTTGATGTTTTCTAAATCCTGTTTGTTTTACTGGTATTCTTGGCATCTTATCCTCACGCAAAAGTTCCATAGTTTTTTGTTGGTATTGCACTTGTTGAGCCTGCATCAAAACCAGAGTCACCTAATCCAAGCCCACCACCTGAACTAGATGAACTTGCATGCATGCCCACTGTTGCAGCAGTCAGCCCTAGGTTAGCAATGCCTCCTATTAAGGCAGCTTTCTTGCCTGATTTAGCAGCATCCACCTGTGCCTGAGCTCTACGCCTCAAAGCTGTTGCGCTAAACTTAGAAGAACGCAATTCTTCATAGGCGTCACGCTTAAACTCAGCAGCAGTGTTTTCCATAACCATTAATGACGAACCTGAACCAACATCCACACCACCAGCAGCAAATGCAGAAACTTGCTTGCCCGTTAATTCACGCCCACTTTTTAATATATTTTTAGCTGATAATTTAGATTGGCGAATAATCTCTAAAGCCTGCTCATTTGAAAGGCCCCGATTTTTCTTAGCTAAGGCCTCAGCCTCAGATGCAGCGTCCATGCTTGAGCCAAACTGTGCCCCAGCAGATCCTAACGCCAATGCACCAGGAGGCCCACCGATCATGAAACCAACACCTGCCCCTACTGCTGCCCCTAGTCCACCCTTACCGCTCATTGTAAAACCTCACATATAAACTGTAGTCATCACCTTCTGGCCCCCAGGACTTTAATAAAGCCTCCTGTTTGAACCCTAGAACTCTCATCCACTTCACTAAATGAATAAAGCCCTCACGAATTGTCGTTTGTACTCGAGTTAGTTTTAATTCATCTGCATAACTAGCCAAAGATCTTGCAACGTGTTTTGTAAAACCAATTGGATGATTTTCTGAAGCCTTTGCGACTAACATGCAAACCTCCATACATTTTTTATGAATCAAAATACCATTCATCACACCCAAAACCTGATTTGTATCAGTTTCTATAATGGTCTCAATGAAGGTCATAGCCACAAGACCATTTTCATAGTCAGAAATAATAGTCTCATCTCCATCATGTACGCTTGATAACGAAACTAGATCTAAATGCCCTGGCTTAAAAGGAATAGACTTAATCATAAGTCAGCCCCCTCATTACAATGCAAGATAGATAACAAGGGAAAGGTACATCATGCTGAACTACCGCATAGTAATTGTCCTCATAACCATGTGGAAATTTAACCGTTTTATCACCTGTAAATAGATTAATCGGCTCATCATCACCATATTGATAATTAAGAAAGTTAATCTCATCTAAATTATCAGTGTCATAACCGTACTTAGCCCCCACTGTTTTATGAAACCTCAAAGTGATTTCTTCAAGTCTCTTCACCTGGCCTTGAGCTGAACCAAGTATTGAGCCAGCCTCTACATCTAGAGTTTCTAAAATAGACTCATACTTAAGCCCAACTAAAACATTGGTAGTGCTAGGGTCAAATGATAAAACCCCATGCCCATAAGTATTAACCATAGTACCCATGAATTTTCCGCTAGACACAGCCTGGATCTCTTGACCGTAATACATTGATCCTTGAGTTTGAATGAACTTTTCATATATCCTCACTTGTACAGGTATCGTGACAACATCAGTTGAATAAATTGCTACATAAGAGATTTTAAAATCAGCCGTTTTTGTAACCGCAACATCTGTACCGATTGCCAGAAAATTAATGTCAGAGCTTCGAGTACCTGTGCCTGTATCATTTGCATGTGAAACACCATCAAGATAGAGGTCATTTCTATTAACAAGATCATATCTCAATAAGAGCTCATACTCAGTCCCAGAAGTTGGCGACCATGCCGCTGTTGCACTAGCTACCGTAGAGCCCCCACTATCTTTTATCGCGTATCTTAAAGCACCAGAAGATGTATGAACTATTTCTATTAAATTATCACTGTCACTCTCAGCCTTAGCAATAGTAACAAAATGTTGATCTGTTGCAGGGCTCCCAGTGTAACCAGGAGTTACACGAAAACGAATAGAGCCGATTTGTTCTGCATCTGCGTTATCAGTAGCATCAAATGTTAAGTATTTTAATGTAGCACCAGATAGATCAAGCAAACCATCTGTAATAGCAGCAGAACCCACGTTAGCAGCAATCTGTGAACCATCAAAAACATCAGCATTTAAAGTCGTATTAAATGCATTCATAAATGTTACACTTGATTCAGGAGTTATTACCCGAGCCGCATCTACATATACTGGATAATCATCAGCCAATGAGCTTGTTACATTTAAGCTGGTACCCTCAAACTCCCGTGACATAGACTCTAGAGATATATTAGTTGCACCGTTTACAACTCGCTTAACAAGTAAATACAAATCATCCCTACCGCTAGTATTTGGCAAAACAACATGATCTAAAACTATAGGAGGCTCATCAGCAGCAGACTCACCACCTAACTCATGCCTATGCCACGCATTCACACCTAATAAACGCTCTCTTGTAAGACCTAACAAATAACCATTTGCATCTTTAGACCATATTAATTGGTAAGGTGTTTTTTGATATGAAAGACGATTAAAACCTGTATCTGTAGTAGTCGCAAAGATACTGTTTGAATGCCTAGATAAATGCTCTGAACTAACACTTATGTCATTGGCACGAAAAGCATCTTCGTCACGATTGTAAACAAACTCACGTAATTTATAACCACCACGCTCTACAAATATAAACCCACCCTCTATATTTATAGGCTTTACCTCTTCAGAGCCATAACTAGACTCATGCCTAACACCGATATTTAAAGGCCCTATTGTAAGAGCTCTATCAGGACCGGATATATTCAACTCATTACCAGCAGACCCAGCAAATAACTTTCTTAATGCAGGCAGCATCCAATTAACTTTATTGATTTGATTAGAATGTATTGTAAAAGCAAAAGGCCGATCATTAGATAAGTCACCAAAAGCAGAATCATCAGCAGATCTGATCAACATCATCTCTGTAATATCACCGACCTGTGAACCCCAAACCTTTAATTCATTGGCATCAATACCAGCGAACAAAATACGCTGATCATCAAACACAACTTTTTTAGGGTAACTGTAATCATATTGATCAGGATTAACCCATTCAACTATTTCAATTGAATCAAAGGCAGTTGTGGCCCCTAGATCTTTTAAAGTATTAACTTGGACCTGATCCACATCGTATGTGTCATCAACAACTATTGCATAACCAGTTACACCTGAAACCGTAATACGCAAAATAGTCCCATTCCTTGTAACCAATCCCCACGTACCACCAGAAGATGTTAAAACAACCGTCCCTGATGTAGCCGATGCTGTGTAAGTATTAACTAAAGTTAAATCACGATATGGAAAACCTGCATATGCTTGAGCCAAAGGCGTTGCTGATGTGATCTTTTCTTGTATGCCCGTATTAGAGCCTGTGTATGGTTGTACTGTAGCCGTGAAATAAGGTACAGCATTATACCAATTCGTCACATCAAACGTGCCTGAGCCAGTCCTTGCAACAATAATAGGAGGCTGATCTGGATCTGTAATAACTAAAACATCACCACTTTGTGAATAATCCAACGCATTTAACTCAGCCAAAGTAGACCATGCAGAAAAACCAATATATGGACTAGCTAGAAACTCATCTGTTAAAACAGACTCAGCTAGTGGATTGTCAAAAGTCGCTGTATCAACTTTATATATTTGAAAACAAGCTGCGAAATTAGCCCCAGTAGATAAAACAATTATATACGCTTCATCTTTATTATAGATAAAGGGTATCAACCGTGAGTTTTCATCCCAGGTAATCGCCTGTTCTTGAGTATCTTCATTTCTTGAAATAGTCCCAGGTCGCTTAGTTACACCACCTTGAGGCAAAGAAATAAAGTTTTTAAGAGTTTTTAACCCTTGAGAATAACTATCTGTCTCTGTACGCCCGTATAATTTAGGAGATATCTCCCCTGATAGAAATGAGTTCTGTATACGAGTGAACTTTGACATCTAAAACCTGCTGTTTAACCACTCGTCAGCCTCAACCATCATAAGACCATGCTCTTGAGCGTCCTGTGCCTTAGCATTTCTCATTATGATTTGATAATCTTTCTTCAAAGCCTGAGAGAGTGTAGTTGATTGTACCAATGAATAAGCTAAATAAATTGCCATTTTATGAGCCAAAGCCTCTTTGAAACCTTCAGACCATTTACTTATATCTGTAATTCGAGATAAAAACTTGATCTTAACGTCTGTGAAATTAGCGACGATATACTCACCCTCTTTTGCCCAGTCTGCATCACCTAGATTAGTATCGAGTATCCTCAAACAATCGCTTGGAATGCCAAATCTATAGGCATATCCAAATACTGGGACTGTTGCGTCTTGAGCTAAATCTTGTCTTTTTATAGCAAAATTCCAAGGGTGCTCTGCAATCATGTGATCCCTTAGCTTAGGGAAAATATCATTGCATATACGTGCAGGCCTTGAGGCTTCACCTAAAGACGAAATACGTTCTGCCCCAACAAGAATCAGGGCAGAATTACTAATGGTAACGGCACTATCAGCCATTAATCACTCCTTAAGCAATAACGTACATAATCATGATACTAATCGTACCGCTTGTCGCATCTGTGTCACCATCAGTTGTAACAATTGGCTGAACAGCTTCAGTAAATTTCTTAAACTGACCGTTTCCAAATGCTAAGTTGTCTGACATGTGAATTACATCTGCGCTTGTGCAATCAGCAGCATCAATAAAACCGTTATTATCAACCGCTTCACCAGAAACAATTGAGGCTTTCCAACCAAAATCAAGAGTTCCACCAGATGTATCAAGATTATCAAAGGCAATTGTTGCCTCAATAATTCTTGCATCCTTTGGGATCTCTCCACCCATTTCAATTATGTCTGTAGTAGCCAAATCAGCAACTAACTCGTATGTGTCATAAATTACATGTACACGCCCATTTTGCTCACCATTCCCAGCCTTTGCAGAAGGGACATCTTGAGTCATTTTTGTGGCGTTTACTCCATAAAACGTAGCCATTATTTACTCCTTAAACCTCAGAGACATGTAAAAATTACACGCCCCCTAAGTAGTTAAAATTAACCCAGATCGCAAAGGACCTCTACAACTTTTTCTTCTTCCATTCTCGTGGCGCCAATTGATAAGCAGGCGTAAACTTGAGTTGAGTAGGACTTATCCCCTCGCTCACTGATTTTAGACTGCATGTCTTTACCAGTAGAAAGAAGTAAACCACTCTGAGCCCAAGCAAAACAACGCTCATGTCCATTAGCATCTCTTGACCCAGATCCAACAGAACCATCATCGGCATAAGCCAATGCGCCAGAACGTAGAACAAGTTGTTGAGATCGGATGAACTTGAAACCTAAAAATGTGTCAATCTCACCTTGTACAAGAGCTTTTACACTGTTGTAATCTGAGCTTGTTACCTCAGTCTCGCCGAGCATGTTTGTTAATTGCTTTTGAGATACACAAATAAACCGTGGCTCATTTTCATCAACATCATTCTCACCGAAAACCTCTTGAACAAATCTAAGAGTTCGTACATTTAGCTTTGACTCAGCAGAACCACTAGATGCACCGATTTTTTGTGAAGCTGGCACAACAACTGCTGTTGTTCCATCTTCACCAGAATAAGCAGAACCATTTGCAGCAGCAATAAGCTCATCATCTTTAGCCCGACCTAAAGACCAGGCAGCAGCAAGTGCATACTCAGACTCAGGAGAGATCAGGATGCGAATTTTGTCCTGGTCATCAATTAAATCTGCCCACTCATAGTCAACTAATGTGACCATTCTACGAGAGTGCTCACTCTCTACTAGTGGTGTGTCAGAATGACGGCTAGTTTTCTTAACAGGATCAGTTTTACCAATTCTATCAAAAAATCTAGCTTTTCCTTTTTGAGTCTCATTTCTTACGTGTGGTGCAAGACGACTCCCTTTTTGTTGGCTTAGGTGGAATACGTTCTCGCCGTATTGCTTCACAAATGCCGTGGTAATTTGAGATGACATTATTATCCCCTTGGTTGGTTAGACAAATTAAACGAACACTATTTTGACCGCGTAGTTTGAATTGCCCCCAAAGGGATTCTAAGAATATGTGCACTATGGCACTGGGGCCGTTGGTCAACGGTTATCCCTATGTACCATTATAAGTAATTTTTACAATGCGTCAACCGCACCATGTACGAAGCTATAGAGCTTTTGGACTTCATCAACAGCCCTCTTATGATTTGGGTGAGCTCCATTCCAATAAGGGTGTGACTTATCCCCTTGAATATCCTGGATTTTACCCGTTGCCTCTTCTGGAGATAAAGCACCTGTAGCCCGTTTA